ATTTTCTATTATATCGTGTTGAAGATTTTAAACCTAGCATACTACCTTTCGCTGTCTGCTACGACGAAGAAGAAGACAACTCTTTTTGGGGTACGTCTACCGCTATGGATATGCTCGAAAATCAGAAAATCATTAATAAAACTGCACAAGCGGCTTCAATCATTGGAACACTACACCAAAATCCGCAAAAAGTCGTACTACGTGACTCTGGAATTAATGCTGCTGAGATGTCACGAACTGGTACTTTGCCGGGAAAAGTTTGGACATCGAACGTACCCAACGCAGTCGAAATGATTCAACCTCCAGACATTCCGAAAGGATTGTTTGAAATAGAGGACAGAATGAAGAATGACATCAAAGACATGGCAGGGATTACAGAAGCATACACTGGTCAATCCGTAGGTTCATTGACTACTAGTACAGGTGTCGATTCATTGATTGAACGTTCTAGTATACGTGACCGGGATAAATCCATACAGATTGATGACTTCGTAGAGCAGCTATCAAACTTGATTATTAATTTCATCCTAGTTTATTGGACAGAACCAAGACCAATCATGACCCGTAAGAAAAATGGTGATGCAGAGTTTGACGAATGGACTCCAGTACCACCTACAGTTATTGATAATCTTGAATGGCGCACACGTTCAGATGTGTATGCTAAGGCTCCAATGACAGCAGCATCTAAATCACAACAAGCTGATAACTTGATGCAACTACAAGGTCAATTCCAATTCGACCCACCAATCATTACACCAGAAGAGTGGATTGAAATGAAAGACTTCCCTAATAAGGAAGACATCCTTTCACGTATGCAAGATGACAGGGAGAAAAAGGAACAGCAAGACCAACAAGGATTGACAGAAAACATCCTACAGATTATCGGTCAAGCACAAGCAATGAAAGCCGAAGGTGCATCGGATGATGAAGTCAATGAACAGATACAGCCGATGATTGATGAAATGGTACAAGCGACATTCACTTCTGGTACTCAACAGGGTACAGCAGCCGACATGTCAAGTTCCGCTCCAGCAGGAACTACAGGTACTACCCAAATGGGTAATATGACTTCGGGTATGTAAAGAGGGGGCTTATGCCACCCTCTTTTTTCTTTTGTGTCCGAACATCCACTTGACTCCCATCGGAGTACCAGCATCTAACATTAAGTGCAGCATATACCCTGCTGCAAAAATACACATCCACTTTACACTGTAGTACATAAATGGCAAGGAAAAAACTACAAGTCCTGCGAAAGAGTGTGTGAATCCTCTGTGCTTAAAGAATAACCATAGTGGGATGAATCTTCCTATAGGTGCTTTCTTATGGTCTGCATCGGGAAACATTGCCCCGAACATAAATGGGATTGGGTTAATCCAATCGTCTATTTGGCACTGGATAAGTAACCATACAATCAATGCGAAGTTCCAATGTATTTTACCTGAGAAGACACATAACCACCTTTCGTTTATTTGAGTACTCTTTTAGTATGTCCAAACTTCGCTACAAATAATACTGAAAAAAACATACAAAAGCGGTAAATAATTGTTTACATTTCCATTGATATTGTATATATTTAATAGAGAAGAAACATTCGCTGGTGAGCGTATACACATTTAAACTATTAAAACTTTCGCTATCCCAGCGTAAACGGGAAAGGAGAATGACAAATGTTTGTAGATGGAATTGACCAAGATAATGTAAACGAAGAGTTAGATACACAACAAAACGAAGAGTACGTTGATGGTGATACTGAATTAATGGAAGCAATACGAGCGATTAAGGCAGCAGAAGAATCAGATGAGGATGATGAATTCGAAGATGATTTGGAAGAGGATGCTGAGACAGATACAGAAGAGGACAATGAGGATGATACCCTAGATTCTGAGGACGATGAGGTAGAGACTGACGAACAGAAAGGTCAGAAGCGTGAACAGTCTAAAGAAGAGAACGCAAGATTTGCGGCTCAACGTAGACAACAAGAACTGGATGCTAAAGTACAAGCTGAGATAGCTAGACTACAAGCTGAATCTCCAGAATATAGACTCGCTAAACAACTTTCTGATATGTACGGTACTACACCAGATGTCATACTGGAGCAAATGAAAGAAGCTGCTCTACAAAAAGAAGCTACGGAAAAAAATCTCCCTATTGAACTACTACGTGACCGTCAAGCAGAAAAAGACCGCCTTGCTAGTGTTGAAGAAGAGTTGAACCAACTTCGCTTTACTGCTTGGGAAAATAAAATCGAAACAGAAAAGTCATTACTTCAAACAAAATATAGTGTACTAGATGAAGCCGATTTTACAGCAGCTACAGATTACTTATTGTATGATGCAGCTAGTGTAGACATGTCATTGGAACAAGCGGTGTACGCACTACATGGTGCTAAAATCGTAGAGTCCTTGGCTAATGCTAAAGCACAAGACAAGCTGGCAGCAGATGGTGGTCGTAAGAAAAAGACACCTCCAAGCCCTAACAATGGAAAAGCGTTATCGACTACCAAAGGTGCTACGGCAGAAGAGAAATACATAGCCAAGCAAATGGGTATTTCGATTAACGATTATCTAAAATACAAATAACAATTAGGAGGTAACAGAATGGCATTTCAATTCGCTTATTCACTAGATTCAAATCCAAACAGTGTTGTTAAAGATTCTCCACTAGATACCACAGCCAACTACAAAACTGGTGCTGGTACGAATGATGCTAAAAAAGGAGATTTGGTATTCCAATCCGCTGGCTTACTTCGTAGAGCAATCTCAACTACAGGTGTAGCATACGGTGTAATGGAAGGTACTGCTTTCACTGGTCTAATTGCACAAGGACAACCTTATGCAGCTACAAACGTAGCATTCCAAGCAGAAGCAATCGACCCTGCTCTTAACCCGAATGGTGTGGGTAAAGCACGTATTGATAAAGGTGCTGTATATCGTGTACCTGTTAAATCTGGTCAAACAGCTACAAATGCAATGTTCGGACAATCATACACAATTTCATTAGATGCTGCTGGTGACCAAACAGTTGATACAGCGGTACAAACAACACCATGTGTTAAAATCGTTGACCGTTCGGCTGACGGTAAAACAGTATTCGTAACATTACTATAATCTAACAACCCACAGGGAGGGAAATGAGCATGTTAATATCTCAATCATTTGGTCGCTTACTGGAACCGGGATTACGTAAAATTTTCATGGAAAGTTACAACGAAATCCCAGAACAGTATTCGCAAGTATTCAATGTACAAAATTCAACTAAAGCAATCGAAACTGACCTTCGTATGGGTGGGTTCGGTCTTTGGGAAAAGAAAGATTCTGCTGGTTCCGTACAGTTCCAAGACCCTACAGACACACAAGCATTACAATACATTCATGAAGAGTTCGCTTCTGGTTTCACTGTAGAGCGTAAACTAGTTGACGATGAACAATACAATCAAATTAACAAAATGTCTAAATCTTTAGGTCGTGCTGCACGTGCAACTATCGAAACTAAAGCTGCTGAGGTTTTCAACAAAGCCTTTACACAAAATGGTTTCGATGGTGTACCTCTTATCTCTGCAACGCACAAACGTTTAGATGGCGGTACGATGTCTAACCAATTAGCTGCCAATGCTTCAACAGGTGCTATTGCCAACGGTAAATTATCTGACCGTAACTTAAAAGAAGCACTGGTACAAATGCGTAAGCAAGTTGATGACAGAGGTATTCTTATCCAAGTACAACCTAAAATTCTAGTAGTGTCTCCTTCATGGGAATTCCAAGCACGTACAATCTTAGAATCTAATGGTATCTCAATCTCTGGTGGCGGTTATGCTACTGGTACTACTCCAGATAACGCTAATGGTAAAAACGTAATCAATGGTAGATTGAAAGTTGTAGTTATGGATTACTTAACTTCGGCTGATGCTTGGTTCTTGATTGACCCTGCTGTAGCTGAATTGAACTTCTTCTGGAGAAAACGTCTTGAATTCAAACAAGACGAAGATTTCTCAACAATGCAAGCACGTTACAGAGGATA